TGAGAATGGTATGGCAGTCTGTGATGTGTTTATATGTGGTGAACATACAAATCCAAGGTCTGGTGCAACTTATATGTACGAGGCCATGGGTGCAACTGATTTAGTTTCTGAAACTTTTAAGAGACCTTTGGAATGAATATTTTTTATAAATAAAATAAAAGATATTCATAAAATGGAAACATTTTTTTGCCACAAGTGTTCTTCTGATGTACTAAAAACTGATTGGTATTATTCAGTTAGAGGACGGGATGGTATGTGTAAGTCCTGTAGGAAAAACTATAGGAAATCAGAAAAAAGAGAATATACTAAAAAATATATCTCTGAAAGAAAAGAACACTACAAACAACTAGGTGATAAATGGAGAAAAAATAATCCAGATTATCCAAAAAAGTGGACTAAAAAATGTCCAGAAAGTCAGTTGTTGAGAAGTGCTAGACATAGAGCCAAACAAAAAGATATGGAATGTACTATTACACAAAATGATATTCACATTCCAAAAATCTGTCCAGTATTCAAAGTCCCCCTTGTAAAAGGAACAGAGTATGCACCATCTCTTGACAGAATTGACAATACAAAAGGATATACTCCAGAAAATATTGTTGTTGTGTCCAGAAAAGCAAATGTTATGAAGAATAACGGTTCTGTTCAAGATTTAAAAATGCTGGTAGAATACTATTCAAAGTTGAGTTGAGGGTCTTCCCATCAATATTTTTATTACTTCTCCGGACCCTTGGGAATCTGCAAGGGTTCTTCCTGACAAACACATCGTTAAGATGCCTTTAGAGACCTGTCAGATGCTTGCCATTGTGTGTTCTGAGAAATGGGGTCATGGGTTTGGAACCCTCCCTAAGGTCGATGGAACCCCCTACAAGACGGATAAAGGGTCTTTTAGGAATCATCCCTGTACCATATGGGCAAATGATTTTGTGATGAACTGGCAGTGGCTCTTGTCTCATGGATTGGCCCTTTGTAAGGAGTATACGTTGAGGTATGGTAAGGTTCATACCTGTGAAGGTACTCTACTTCATGCTAAGACCATTCTCCCAACTGGAGATCCCACAGGACGTAGTGGTAAGGGTCCTAAACCCTTTGTGTTTGCAGGACCTGATGAGTTCAAGTATAATGAAACTGTTGATATCTATACAAAGTATAAGATGTATATTGCATCTAAACCTTGGGTAAAGGATAATTACCTTCGATTACCTAACCGTAAACCTGAATGGGTATGAAAACAACATTGACTATTGATGATGATGGAGTATTGACATTCACAGAAGAAATTCTCCAAGAAACTGGATGGAAAGAAGGAGATGTGTTAGAATGGATTGACTGTAAAGACGGTTCTTTTGAATTGAGGAAAATTGATGAGTCGTAATGAATTATCTGTGTATAACTCTTTTAGGTCTAATTCTATACCAATCTTTATGTTTGGGACTATCAATTCTTTTCCTTACAGATTTTGGTGTTCCTAAGGCTCTGTAGTATTCTTCTGCTTTTTTTATTGATTGAAACTCTTTTCCTTCACATACTACTGGATACGAGTTGGCCTTTGAAACTTTTTCTCTTGATGATTTAGGTTGAGTTTTCCCCAACATTCCATATGTTGCATATTCTTCTCTTGGTTTTCTTTTATGATATTCTTTCATTGATTGAATAAAGTTTGGGGAGTTTGATGTATCTCCTCCCTCTCCACCTTTAGTTAGATTGTAATGAGGTTGTAGTTTTTCAATCCAATACTTTTCTCTATCATCAAGTTCTAATACGGGAACTTCACATTCTACAATTTTTATGGTAAAATTATTTTTCCCATATTTCCTAATTGCCTTGTATAAGGGAGTGTTACTTCTTTTGTATGATGACTCGTAGAGATGATTTCTAAACCTCTCTTCAATAGTTTTTGTAGTTTTTCCAATATAAAAATTACCATTGATTTCATTGGTTATTTTGTATATAATCATTATTGAAACTTACAGACCCTTTTATTTATTATAACATGTCTCCTATTGATAGAAAACATTTCGTCTGGTGTGAATCTTATCGCCCACAAACAATTGAAGAATGTATCCTTCCAGAGGGTATTAAAAAGACCTTCAAGGACTTCCTAACACAAGGAGAGGTCCCAAATCTCCTCTTATCCGGTCCTCCTGGATGTGGTAAAACTACCGTAGCTAAAGCACTTTGTAATGAACTTGGAGTAGATGTTTATGTCATTAATGGATCCGACGAGGGTAGATTCATCGATACTGTCAGAAACAATGCGAAGAACTTCGCTTCGACCGTATCACTTTCATCAGATGCTAAACACAAAGTCATCATCATTGATGAGGCAGATAACACAACCCCGGATGTACAACTCGCCCTTAGGGCGTTTACAGAGGAATTTGTTGGTAATTGTAGATTCGTCTTTACATGTAACTACAAAAACAAAATCATTGAACCTCTCCACTCTCGTTGTGCCGTCATTGACTTCTCCCTCAAAGGAAAGGAACGACAAGAACTTGCAGCGAAGTTTTTCAACCGTCTCCGGTCTATACTTGAGACGGAGAGTGTGGAATATGATCCAAAAGTTCTTGTAGAACTTATCAATAAACACTTCCCAGATTGGAGACGTGTTCTCAATGAGTGTCAAAGATATTCTGTTAGTGGTAAAATTGACACCGGAATTCTAGCAACCTTTAGTGATGTAAAAACAGATGATCTCTTTAAAAACCTCAAAGAAAAAAACTTTCCTGAAGTACGGAAGTGGGTCGTTAATAACTTGGACAATGATCCTTCTTTACTTCTTCGCCGCATTTACGATGGTTGTTATAATGCCCTGGACGGCCCTGGTATTGCTGCTGCTGTCCTTATTATTGCTAAGTATCAGTATCAAATTGCGTTCGTCGCAGATCAAGAAATTAATCTTCTGGCGGCGTTGACGGAAATTATGGTTGAATGTAATTTTAAATGATTTATTAAAATGAACGTTAAAGTATTTCGTATGAACACGGGTGAAGAAGTTATCTTTACCCTCATCAATGAAGATGAAAACACTATTGAGATTGAGAACCCACTTGTAGCAATTCCTAATGCATCTGGACAAGTTGGTTTTGGGCCCTGGTCTATTCTTCAAAAAGATAAGACAACATTGACAATTGACAAACAATTTATTGTTTATCAATGTGATGCCAGAGATGATGTAGTGGAGAATTATGAAAAGATTTTTTCTCCAATTGCAACACCTAATAAAAAGTTGATTCTTTGATATGGAACTTAAGGATTGGTTAAACTCAATTAATTTTACAAAGAAAAATCTTTTGGAGGAGGATCCATCTCTCAAGAAGGATTATCCTCCTTTTATTGTAAATAAATGCCTGTCAGGTCATCTTGACTGTATTCTCTTCGCTAATGAAATGAATAAGTATTATTTCTTAGATAAAGATATACAATATAATTTTTATATAAATATTCTGAGAAAGAAGAAAAGGTTCTCTCCTTGGATTCGAAAGGATAAGATCACAGATCTTGAATATGTAAAGAGTTACTATGGTTATAGTAATGAAAAAGCATCTCAGGTAATGAAAATTTTATCTCATGAACAAATTGAATTTATAAAGAAACGACTTGACACTGGTGGAAAAAAATGAATCAAACTGTTGAACCTCAGGTTAATTGGTCTCAAGAGAAAATGGTTGAGGTTAGGTTAAATGAACCTGATGATTTTCTTAAGGTCCGTGAAACACTTACAAGAATTGGTGTAGCTTCTCGTAAGGAAAAGAAACTCTATCAATCTTGTCATATCCTTCATAAACAAGGTAAGTATTATATTGTTCACTTCAAAGAACTGTTTGCACTTGATGGTAAGTATGCAAATCTTACAGTGAATGATGTTCAGAGAAGAAACCGTATTACCAGACTTCTTGTTGACTGGGGTTTGATTCAAGTTGTAAAGGAAGATTTAATTCTTGATATTGCACCATTAAATCAGATTAAAGTTCTTCCTTACAGAGATAAGAATGAGTGGAATCTGCAACAGAAGTATAATATTGGTAAGAAAGGTAAGGCTCAGGAAGATGAATAAATAAATTTGCGATCTTTCGTGCGGTCGCTTCAAAAGTCGGAAACCCATATAAGATGGTGTGGTTATTACTACATCATCTTTTTTTGTATCGTGTATAATTAGTATTGGATGCCTTCGGGGTCCACACAATCAAATCTCGCTCAAGAAGGAGAAGTAAAATGAC